TAGCTTGCAATCCAGATACCGTGTGCTTCGGGCATTTCTACCTGTAGCGCGGCTTCTGTTTGGATTAAGTCGACCCTGCGGTCAACGCCACTGTTTTCAAGTGTTTGAACACCAACATATATAGCAGTATCACGATTCAAACCGTTACCGACCAATGGACGATAAGCGATATGTTTCATGTTTACTGCAAGCATACCAATGTCAGTACCATCTAAGTGGATGTTACGAGCAACATTCATATCTCCATAAGGAGTAGAAATTACTGTAATATCAACACCAAAGGCTTTCTTCTTGCCAATCATTGACATGTCAGCTCTTGCGAGTGATTTAGCTGCTGCTCCTTCAGAAGCAGTTGAAGCTGAACCACCAGTATAAGGTTGGACTTGACCTAAGTTATTAGCAAAGTAACCACTTAACTTATGTAGCCAGTTGTAAACAGCTGTGCTACAGAAGAAAACAGTTGCATTTGCATTGTTATAACGAGGGTCTAAGAAAGCACTCATATCATCAAGAAATGAATCTTGAGATTTAGTTGCCAATGGAAGGGAGAATTGGTTCCCATAAGATGAGATGTATGAAACAATACCGTCAGTTGTCCATTCAGAACCGCTTGAAGAAGCAGCGCCATTAAACAATAATGATTGCTCAATATCAAACTTATGTTCAATCAGTTTTTCTTTCCATACTCTTGCCCATTCAGACGAGTCGTATTTTAAGACAGTTGCTCTTGTAGTATTGTCCATTGCCATTGCTGTTTTCCAAATCTGGGTATTTCCATATCCAGTTGAAAAAGGTTGGTCTTTCCATGTTTCAGGATAGCCAGAACCTTGCGCAAAGGAAGTCCCAATAACATAAGCACGATACGGCTCAAGCGCTTCTTGAGAAACAGCAGTATCTCCAGCGGCTACCGAACCATTATCAATACTTGAATGTGGTCCCATTAAATAATGGCTAGAAACACCACGAACAATTGTCCCAGTAATGCGTTTATATCCAGTTGCTCCAGCGGCTACGCCACCTTCATCAATGCGGATAATAGCATAATCGCCATACGTTCCACCGCCACTAACAGATGAAAGAGGGACTTTTACCATTTGACCTGGGATAAAGAATTGTGGGCATGTCGCTGCAACACCCATTTCGTAAACAACAGTATTTCCGTATACGTTTGTTTTATTCCCAGCGTGAGCATAATCTCCACCCATCTCCAGAACAACAGTTCCGCTAGATGGAAATGCTACATCTAAAGCATCATCATAAGATGCACCGCCTGATTTTGCATAAGCATATCGTTTGTGAAATGACGGTTTCCGTGCAGTAAATTTAAACTGCGGGTCATCCGTCGGTTTTTTTGCTAACTTCGATACAAAGCGGAAGAAAGGGTCCTGTGCTATCGCTAGCTCAGATACTCTATTCCCGAAATTGTACTTTCTCCGAAGGTCGCCCGTAGATAATGTACTATTGTCATCAGCTACGCCTAAGTCAGTTAAGCTAAATAAATCAGCCATTTGTACTTCTCCTATTTAGGAATTATGTATCTGGCTAATAAACTATTATTAGTTATTAACCAAATGCGTTATCTAGTTGTTTGTCAATCCCCAAAATAGCATCGAATAATTTATCTTCTTGTGACACATCTACTTTTGCAGAACCAGTTGTTGCAAACGATTTAGGTTTGCTTTGAGCAGCGTTTATCTGCTCTACTGCTTGTTTCCCCGCATTGGAAGCAATATTTGCCTCTCTTGTACCGCGATTCTTCAACAAGTAAATATCGTCAAGTGACAGTCTATGTTGTTTTGAAAACTCAACAAAATCACTCCATTCGGCATCTGACATTTGCTTCTTTTGTCTAAAAGCATCTGTTTCTCGCGCTGCGTCATGTTCTTGTTTTTGTTTTGCCAGCTCATTTGTTAATTTGCGCTGAACAACACCATCAATTGTCGAATTTAATACTTTTGCAGAATCACTATTAGGGTCGCTAACAGCTTCATCTGGGTCAAAAATAAAATCTTCGCCTAAGTCTAATTTTTCAACCATGTTTTTTGGAGTTTGACCACCGCCCTCAAAATAACCCCGCACATGCTGGATTAAATCAGGGTCTTCTCGCATTGCGTCAAGAACGGGCAGATATGGTTCAAGCTCTTTTAAGCGCTGGTTAAGGCGCTTGCCTTCTGTGCTTGAATCTGCATATCGTTGCTTTAACGTCTCAACGTCTTCAGTTTGCTTTTCTACAGGGCTTTCTTCATTTTGCGTGTTATCGCTTTCTTGAAAGGTTGTCTGTTCGCTTTCCAAGATGCCTGCGTTGACACCTCTATCTAGCTGACCAAAAAAGTCAGCTTCATTAAAGTCACTTTCGGGGACTTCTTGTGAAGCGTTGCCTACTTGTTCATCTATTATCATTCTATTTCCTTTTTTTATTAATGAAAGTTACTACTTAGTTTTATTATTTTGCAAGGACTTTTTCGTTTCTACACTAATTTCTTTTTGCTTGTCCTGCAATAGCTTACGATAGTACTTCTGTTGTGCTTCTGTCTCCAGTACATCTTTCTCTACTTCTTTAGAGCCGACATCAACATTATGTCGTATTCCTGCTTGTACTAATTGCCGCGACAATGTTTCTATTGTGCCGTCTTTTTCCTTAACGTTGTCCGTTAGCTGCTGTACTTGCCCCTGTAATTGCGAATAAAGAGATTTTCTTTCTAATATTTTTTCTTTTCCTCTTACATCTGTTTCACCCAACATTGCAATATCATCAATAAGACCTGCTTGGAACCATTTAAAATATTCTTCAACAAGTGCCCATCTGTTTAAAGGCATTGTAGCTCCCGCAATAATGCGAACATCAAACCTTGCGCTAGCATAGTCAGACCACTTACCGATAGCCTCACCATAATCATTATAAATAGGAATATTTATTCTTGTTTCTTTCTCTGTTTGTCCACCACCTGCATTTGGCTGTACTATTCTAAATACTTTATCGTACTTGTAATGTGTTTGTGCTATTTCTTTAAATACTTGCCCAACGTGTTCTAATGCTGGCTCTAAAATACTGCCCATCCATGCTTTTATTCTACGCGTCCCAAACTCATCATTAGCTAACAGTCCACGATATGTTTCTGCCTGTTCTTGCGCAAACCCCATCATTGCCGAGGGGATACCAGCAATATATTCCATATCTGATTTACCCTCTTGGACAACTGTAAAAAAAGCGTTGTTAATAGGCGCTGGCATAATAGCAGTAGGAGCATTAAATCCTTGTCTGTACTTTAACAAAGCACCAGGGCTACTAGAATATTGTTCCCAATCTTCCTCTGGAATACTACCTTCTTCATACTGCCACCTTAAATTACTTGCAAGGTTGGCATTGTGCAACATAACTTGGTGTGCTTTATTTATTTCCTGCTGTTTCCCTATCATTGGAATAACAGCTGATATTGGGTAGGGAGTGCCAGTATATAAGTACGGAATAGGTACAATGGGATAATTTCTAAATGGCAACACATACTCATACAGTAAAATATCTGAGCCAATAGTGCATGTTACTTTTACTCTTGTTTCATAATACTTTGCGCTGTCAACAATAGATTTTACAACTTCTTCATTCTCTATTAAAATATTATATTCTTTTTCACTAACTATTTTTTCTTCTGTTCTACCTAATTCTTCTTGCGTTGCATATTCCAACTCTGACTGTTTTCTGCGGATTGATTGTTCTAATTGTTTCTGCGCTTTATTTATTTCAAGAATAGCCCTCTCTTCTATTATCTCTCCCTGTTCTGCCATCTGCTGTATTTTTAATATCTGCTCTTTTGTAGATACTTCCATTTCCTCTTTAAAGTCTTTCATCTTCTGTTTTGATATTTGCATAATAGCATCTATCTCGTCTTTATCAGGATATATTTTAATAGTTAAATTAACAAACGGTACACGTATTTTTTCATAACATTCACTATATGGTAAAATATCATCCTTACTCCCATCAGGAGCGACGGCATTAACAACGTCTTCTGGAATAATTCCACTAGCATCATCTCTATCGGCAAGTGAAAATGCCTCTAATCCACCCTGTTGCGATGCCTTGTTTATTTTCCGCTTATATTCTGGGAACATTTGCTTTAATTGTTCACGGGGTAATTGTTTTCTAACAGTAATAAATGAAGCATCTCTTAATAAAAAATCTCTTGACATTGGGTCTGGATAAACATCAAATGAGTCTATTCTTTTAAAAACAACATCTCCCTTTCCATTATCAGCGTCTTGGTCAATATCAATAAAAAAATAACCAGCTCCCTTTGTTAATGTGTCATTAATAACTCCAGAGAAAACAGATTTACCATTAGAAATCCCCCAACAGTAATCAGCAACGTCACTATGTACTTGTGCAATGTTTGCATCACTACCCTCAACGCCTACACCCTTCCACCGAGGATTGTTCGCTGTTATAAAATACTTCATTATTTCAATAATAGGAGTAACACGGTTTATTTTAAATGTTGGCATTCCGCTTTCTTCCAATGCGTCTTTTTCATCTTTTGTTAATTGCTCATCTAAATAAAAATCATATCCCTGCTGTGCCTTTGACTGCCACTTCTGCCTATCTTTTCCATTTGCTGCTTTGAATAAACCATCTATTCGGTCTGCTACTTTTTGCCTTGCCATTTTTTAAAACCTTTTTGTTAATTGTATTCCATACGCAGGCTTCTTTTTATATTCTAACCCGCCTATATGCCTATTGTAACTAGCTGTTGTTTTTGCATTGTATTTCCCAACAGTAATCCCCTCCCAAGGCAATGGTATTTTTTGTGCTTTAACAATTCCCATCAATGTATCAGCGTAAGGGACTTTTGCTTCTGCTAACCCCGCCAATGCAACAGCTCCAGCTGCTAATACTGGTTTCTCCCTTGCCATACTAATACTTTTCTTTAATTCGGGGATTTGCTTTTGCAACCTGCTTACTTTATAAACAGTCTCCCCAATATTTTCCCATAATTTATTATCCATATTATGCAACCACCCAAGATTTTGCTGTACGTTTTGGCTTCACCCATTCCCTTTTCTTACCATCTTCTTGCTTTTTCTCCTTCATATTAACAGGAAACGCATGCAAAAGTGCGTAGAAAAGTGTCTCTATGGTGTCATCATGTGCCATTTTAGGTCCGAATGTAACAATTTCGTGCATTAAATCAAACATGTTTTCGCGAATAAAAACATTTCCTGACGAAAACCTGCC